CAACGCTGATGTTCAAACTGAGGTCAACTACGTTGCAGAGAAAGTTTCACACCTTGCAACATCAATGATGTCCATGGGTGCTGTCGTTATTGATGACGATGGTGTCTATGAAGTCCTTGATAACAACTAAGGAGATAGATCATGGCTTATGCAGCAAGTGGACTAACTCGCGTTGGTGGTGATTCAAACGGAAGTCTGTGGATGTACACAACGACAGATGCTATCGCAACTGTAAACACAGAAGGTTATTTCAATAGCGCGGCAGATATGCTTAGCGTTCGTGATCTAATCATTGTGCGTGACACAAATGTTCCAACCACTAACTTTGTTACCGTTCTTTCGAACACTGGAACTGTTGTAGACGTATCTGATGGTACGGCTGTTGCAGAAACAGATGGTGACTAATAAAGGGATGGGGGCTTCGGCCCCCAAACTACTATGCCTGATGTAGCAAACACACCGATAAAAATATGCTCTCGCGCATCTCTCTTGATTGGAGGTGACGCGATTCAGTCTTTTGAGGATGGCACTGCTGAAGCGACAGTAAGCTCTGCTATGTATGAAGACATGGCACGCTCTGCATTGACCAATTCCCGTTGGCGCTTTGCAACAGATCAGGCGATTTTAAACAGATTGGCTGATGCTCCAACTGGACGCTTTGATGCTGCGTATCAGCTACCTTCTGAGTTTATTATGCTTTCTGGCGTTACTGTAGACGAGCGCCCTATCAAGTATGATCTTTATGGCAGCAAGGTTTTCTGTGATGCGGTAGCAACTGACACGGTTATTGCCGACTATGTATTTAGGGCTGATGAATCTACTTGGCCTCCATACTTTGTAACTGCTGTTGAATATATGATGGCTGGTGTTCTGGCTGTATCTGTTGCTAGGGATGCAACCCTAGCCAGCTTGATGGATAACAAGGCCAACTTTCAAATGATCCAAGCCAGACGTTTACACTCACAACAACAGACAACCCGCAAACTGGATACATCGAGGTTTATTGCTGAAAGGCGTAGTTAATGCAGAAAGTAAGAGTTCCCATTAACAGCTTTCAGTTTGGTGAAGTAAGTGACTCCCTTACATCTAGGGTGGATACTGGTGTTTATGCTGCCTCTGCTCAACGCCTTGAGAATATGGTTGTCATGTCAGAGGGATCAGTTAAAAAACGCACTGGCATGAAGTTTATCTATGACTATGGAATTACTTTTAATGCCACATATCCAGAGCAATCGCATCTCTTTCCATTTATCTTTGATGAAAATGAAGAGTACATTATATCTATTGAGCATCAAAAGGTTAGATGTTTCCGTGTAGTTGATGATACTATAACTTTAGTTACCACGCTTACGGCAGATACAAGTGCGGCTGCTCTGCCTTTTGATCGTGAGTATCTAAGAGAATATACCACGGCTCAGTTTGGCGATGTAATGTTTATCTGCCATCCTTTGTTTGCGCCACGATTGCTTACTCGAACAAGTCTTACTGCGTTTGAGATAAGCACTTTTTCATTTGATAAACGTGCAGACAACAGCATTACCTTCCAGCCTTACACTCAGTTTCAAGATCATGGAACGACTCTTGATCCGTCTGCTACGACAGGTACTGGTATTACGCTTGTTACCAGCACTGATTATTGGGATACCACTGGAGTGCAAACTGGTGGGGATTATCTTGATTCTTTGCATGTCGGCGTGACAGTTCGTTATGGTGGCAATGAGATTACTATTACAAGCGTACAGTCTGCGACTTCTGCAACGGGAGATGTTGTTGACGAACTCTCAATCAGATTGCCTATTCTTAATCCATTTAGAACAATTAATGGCAGCACAACTGTTGAAGTAACAATGATTAATCATGGCTTTGCTGGGAGTGAAGCAATTACAATCTCAGGTGCATCTGCGGTTGGTGGTATTAATGCTGGCAACTTAAATGGCGCTCGGACTGTAAGCGGTATTATTGATGAGAATATATTTACCTTTACGGCTGGTGGTGCTGCCTCAAGTGCGGAAGATGGTGGCGGTCAGGTTACAATAGCCACTCATGCAGCAAGCCGTTTCTGGGATGAGCAGTGCTTCTCAGCTAAAAGGGGATACCCTGCGGCAGTTGAGTTCCATGAAAACAGGTTGGTTTTTGCTGGTACAATTGCAGAGCCTGACGGAATATTTATGAGTAAGATTGGTCAGTTCTTTAACTTTGATGTTGGAGATGCGGCTGATAATGATGCTATACAAATTACGGCTTCTATAGGTGAGGTTAATGAAATCAGGTATTTGATCTCTAACCGTGACCTTCAGATATTTACTGCATCAAGCGAACTCTATGTTCCCACTTACTTGAACCAAGCAATAACGCCGACTAATGCTCAGATAAGACAGCAGACACCATACGGCATAGAGTTTATTGAACCGATGTCGATTGATGGTGCGACTATCTTTGCGCAAAGAAACGGTAAGATAATCAGAGAGTATATCTATTCTGATGCTGAGAATGCTTATGTGGCCCCAGCTATTTCTACAATAGCTTCTCATTTGATTGACAGTCCTAAGTATATGGCGGTTGTTCATAGCGGATTTGGATTACCTGAGTCCTATGCTGCGTTTACGTCTAACAATGGCGATCTTGTTTTGTTTTCTTCAAACAGGGCAGAGAAGAGAGCATCATGGACTAGGATTACAACAAATGGAAACTTTGGCTCAGTCTGTGCAATTGAAGACAGATTATTTGCTAATGCTTATGACAAGGATGGAAACTTGCAGCTATGCGAGTTTACTGGTGATGTTGGCTTGGATTTCTATGTCTATGGTGCAATCTCTAGCAACCTTGTTGATGTAAGCTCTGTTTACTCAAATGGTGACGTAGTAGATGTTGTTGTTACAGATGGGACTGATCTTTCCCATATTGGGAGTTTTACAGTAAACGCCAGCAATCAGGTTGACCTTACGGTAGTTGCTGGCTTGGGCTTTACTCATGCTTACGTTGGAAGAAAGTTTACTTCTAAGATTGTGAGCAATCCAATTGATGCTGCAATAGGCAATGGCCCTGCAACTGGTAGTATTCGTGGCATTACGAATGTGGTCTTGGATTTGAAAGATACCAGATCGGTTTCGGTGAATGGCACCAACTTGGTGACTGAGAGTAAGTTTACTGGCAAGAAAGAGTTTCGGGTTTTAGGTTATAGCCGTGACCCCAAGGTAACGATTGAGCAGAATGATCCGTTATCTTTGCAGGTCAATGGCCTTACAGTGGAGTTGATAGTCTAATGAATCCAGCAGTAATAATGGCAATAGCAACTGGCGCACAAGCAGTGGGAACATTAATCGGCGGTATAGCTGCAAAAAGAACCGCTGACTTACAGGCCTTTAATATAAAAACAGAGTCAATATTATCTAGGGCGCAAGCAATGCAGCAGACAAGACTTAGATACAATGAACTAAAAGAAGCTCTTTCAGCAGCAGATACATTCTTTATGGGGGTAGCTAATAGAGATATTAGTGATGCGTCAATTAGAGCAATGAAAGAAAAAGATATTGAGGTAAGTAGCGAAGATATTTCTGATATTGAAGCTATGTCTCGACTAACTCAATTAAAGTATAGGACAGAAGCATTGGCTACCAGACGAAAAGGCCGTGAGTCATTGCTTGCTTCAATAATTACGGCAGGGTCCACAGCCGCTCAAGGGTATCAAGATTTTACAGATGCCCAATAATCATAGGAGAAGTTAAATATGGCTGTTGTAAGACAAAAACGTCAGTTTGGTATAAAGCCAATTGGAGTTTCTAGGATTGGTTCTGGAGAGCAACCTATAGCTTCTGCAATAACTGAAGCGGCTAATCAGATTCGCCTTCGTACATTTAAAGTTGCGGTTAGTGAGGCCCAAGAACGTGGTGCAGAAGCTGCGGCTGAACTTGATATGCCGTCTATTACTACATTAGAACCAGACACTAAAATCCCTATAGCAATGCAAATGGCTGAAGGAATGGGGCGTTATTCAAGAGAGGCTTTTGAAAATGTTCTTTTAAAGCGTTTTGAAAATGCGCTTTCTGACGATATTAAAGCAAAAAAAGAGGAGTTAATTCAAACTTTATCCACACAACCGAATGCTCCTAAGTTATTTGAAAAAGCATTTAATGAATATCTTTCAGCTACAGGTGAAAATGCATCTGGTTATTACAAACAGGTTGTTGTTGATTATGGTGCATCTGCTTTAGAAGATGGGCGTTCTCGTTTGCGTGTTGCTCAAATTGCTAAAATGCAAGCTGAAACTAAAGCGGCAAAAGCTAGGCGCGCTCAAGAGTTTAAGGAACTTGCATTTAATTCAGGTACAATGGGTGCAAATAGTTTTTCTCAGTTTTTTA